ATCGGATTTTTACTAGCATCTGTAAATCCCAAACCCATACTCTCAAAATAGTTACGCATAGTTATAGCATTAAGAATATCACAATGTTTATAGATACTATTTAATTTATCATCTCCGTAAACAAAATCGATTAAATCTTGAAAAAACGATATTTCACCAAATTTCCTACCGGCTTTTGTCATCTCTCTATAATACCATCCAGCTGTATACATCCTATTTATCAAGCTATTGAATATCGCAGTTAAAAAATGCCCAGAAGCCAATGAATGAGTCGTTAGATATAAGTCATCCACCATGACCACTAAAGAGTGTATTAAACACTCTAATACTACTTCAGCTACTTTTGGCTTCGAACCTTTATATTTGGCCATAATTTCCTCAAATAAGGCCCGCTGAAAACGAGGAACCATTCCTTTGTCCCATTTTGCCACGTCACCTGCAAAGACCTTTCCTTTTACCAATTTTTGGTACATCGAGGGCCATTCTTTAACAGGATTGATACCTACCATAACCTGATTCAAAGGTCGATTTTGTAAAACAGATTCCACAAAGCGGCCGAAATACCGCTTGGCCAAAATTTGTTGTATAATGGTACCAACTCTAAAAGTACGAGGAACTCCTTCTTTAGAATCTGATCTAACCTCATCTTTGGGAGTCTCTATCCAGAAGAATTTCTCCCAGTGCTCGACACTCATAGTACCTTGTTCTACAGCATTTTCAAGATCTTCAATAATCTTTAAACATTCTGGCGTCAAGCAACCTTGCTCAAAGTTAATATAATAGTCCTTCTCTTTAAAACAAGAAAAACCATTAGACGAATCCTTATTCAAACCATTCAGTAACTCGTTGCCTTTAACAACTTCATCCCACGGTAAATCACCGAAATCACCAAACATAAACTGCGAAGTTTTTCGAGCAAACTCTATCTCTCCAATCGGGACTGAACCTGGAATAGCAAAAGCCGACTTTCCTATATGCTTCGTTGTGAATTTCCCAAAAACATCTAACTTAGCAGGTGATCGAGAAATAGGATATATACCAAACAGAGGAGACGGACCTAATTCTGTTTTTAGCATTGCTAATTGTGACATTTTACGATCTAATTTTATCACACTAGTATTTTCCTGGACTTTAGGCGAAACTTCAATGGGAAGCAAATTTTTGTCTTCGTCAAGAAAACCCTTGATGACCTTTCTTATATCTGATGACCACGTAATAGCGACTCCCGTGTTAGTCGCCGGATTACCTGCAACATGGAAACCACTAATGCCTCCTACCTGGGACATCACTATAGACCCACATAAACCTTTATATTGTAAATCATAGCTACATCCATTCTCTATACAATTCTTATAATCAGGACACTGGGGTTTTGAAAAAGCATAGGATATTTTATTATCTAATTT